TCTGAGGCATCCTTGTAATCCTCTAGAAAGCCGATGAAAGTCTTGCCAGGTGGTAGTACACCAGCAGCGTCTTTAGCAGCCTTCTGGCCTGCTTCATCGTTATCAAAGAATAGGACAACTTTGTCGTAGTAATTGATCCATTCATAGTTATTTTGAATGGCTTTCTTGGCAGCAGCAGCACCATTTGGGATAGAAACTACACACCAATTTGGCTGCGCTTCCCAGACAGACATGGCGTCCATCTCACCTTCTACGATAACTAACTTCTGATCCTTATTAGTTGTTTTGTGACGGTAGTTCTGCATCCCAAACAGGGACTTGACCTCACCTTCACACTTAAACTCTTTACCTTGAGTTCTTACTTTTGCTCCGACAACTTTTCCAGAGCTGTCGAAATAATAGTGGCGTAAGACCTCTCCATCTTTGTAAGTTTTGAATAGTTCGCATGTTTTTTGTGAGATCCCTCTCGATTGCAGCCGTCCGGCTGAACCTCGTAGTTGTACATCTTGCACGTGTTTGGTGAGTGTGGATTGGGTGTTGTCGCCATACGTTCTTGTATGACATCTGAAACAAAAGGTGTGGCCGTCGGAATACAAACTATTTGCATCTGACGAACCACACACTGGACATGAAATATGTTCTACGAACTCGTTGTCGTCATGAACCATTCGATTGGTATTGTTGTGAATGAAGCCCAAGGTATACCTAACTTCTCGCAGTATTGTGCATACGTTGTCTTAGACTTCTTAGATATAGTGTTATATGGTGCTTGGAATATCATCCGTAAATCTAACTTAGGATTCTGCTGCACAATATTCTTGATTTTTCGTCTGTCGTTACTGTCCCAATAGCCTTTGCACTCCAGCAGTATCCCGCTAGGCAATACAAAGTCAGGAATGTAATTATGCATAATTGTATAAGGTACCTTAGTAGACTCATACTCATACTTCACTCCTAACTCAACCATTAGATCAGCAACCTTTTCTTCAAGGCCAGATCTAAAAGCCATTACAAATTAAGTGACTTTTCAACAATCTGTTCGACAATTTCTGATACTGCACGTCGCATCTCATATTTCAAACTGTCTTCATCTGCTTTGAATCGGGTAACTGTAATTACAGGCAAATCAATAGTAAGCTTTGCTTCATACAGTCCAAGTCCTGAATTCAGCTCTACGTTGTAATCAAAAGTCATAGTTCTCAGAAATCAATGTTATCTTCGACGGAAGCTGCAACAACAGTAGGTTCATTTGTTTTATAACCTTTTGTTGTACCAAAGACACCAGCGATTTCTTCAATAGAATCACCGATATCAACACCAGCCTTAGTAGCCAACGAGACAACCTGAATACCTTGTAGCTTTAATTTTGTACCATAAGTAACCTTGTCTTGTAAGACATACGGACTTTGATAGAAGGCCAACTTAACTGATGACCCTGAATAGATTGGTGTATCGGTATCTACAATCGGTGTTCCTTCAGTATCGACAACACCTGGTTTATTCTGATCATTCCAATTAAATTTCAGGATATACTTACCTTCTGCTACTTCCTCCCAAGGCTCAAGTTTAAGCAAACCTCGTTTAGGATTAGACAGCTTAGATTCAGCCCACTTCAATAGTTCTGGCCTTTCTTTATCAAGTTGATCAACAATCGATTGATCAGCGATTGCTCTGAGGTTATAGCCTCCAAATTTACCTGGCTGCATTACTGCTTGGAACCCTTCAAGAACGACAGGGTTAGGTGTAACAATTGTATTTCGAGCCATTAACAAAAAAAATAGGTGGAATAAATCACTGACTCCGGCTTAAGAGTGCCAATGATCGGTGGTTCAGTCTCTGCTCCGATTTGTTGAGCAAAGGATGTTAAGTAATCTTGTTCAGCAAACAAGTGCATGTATGTTTCACGCACGATGTCTGACAAGACAGACATGTCAGTAGCACGACATAGAACTGAGTCATGTATAAGTGCTATTGGAGCAGAGAATCTTAGTGCCGATAGATGTAAAAGTGAGGCATCGAGTGAATGAATTAGATTAGGACTAGTCGCATTTTTATGATGCTGTTTGTCTACCTTGTCACTATCTCCTATCGCTACTTTAATCTTACAGTCACCAAGTAATTGAAGCTTAAGTGTCTGACACTCAGACTTCATTAGCTTCTGTATGACTACAAACCCAGACGGTGTACACCATTTAATTTGGTCACAACCTCGGTCAATAGCCTTCGCAACTTCTTTCTCAATCCATGCCATTACTTTCATAGGACCAGGAACAATGACATTCATTGCATCCCTTACTGCTTTGACAGTTGCAGTTAGATCCTCTTTATCAACTTCAACACCTTTCTCAAGCAATGCTTCACGTATGTAACCACGATTTGAGAAGGGTTTTGCATTGTATGGAACAGTCATAACTGTTCTTTTCGTGGTCTTCCTATCCATGTATGGTTTGATACACTCAGGTACATTTGGTTTAGCTTCTTCAGCTATTACCTTGTATGCATCTTGAGGTTCTTCACTAGGCAATACATTGACAAGCTTTGCTGTACTTGCATCTCTAGCTAAACCAGACAGGATTTGTAAACCACTACATGTAGCGTCTACAGCAACTGGAAGATTTGTATAATTTCTATCACAACTAATACAAGTATGGAAGTATTCCTCACAACTAGCTAAGAAAAGCCATGGCTCATCAGCCTTCTCCCAATCACACAAGTTACCAATAGGATCGGTAGCTACACGTGTGATGAGATCTAAGTTGTTGACTACCCAATCTTGTCTTTCCTTCATAGTGTCTTTCGAGCCACCATATGTCGTTGCACATTGGAAGGCTAACCATCCTTGTGCATCAGGTGTCATGAATGACTGCTCATGAAACTTAAGTAATGACTTACCAAAGTCTGTATCTTGAGGTGTAAGAAAGGCAGGAATTGGATACGCTCTTCCCCTGTAGTCCAGGCTCCAAGGATTAAAGAATTTCTCTTTATCTTTGAATACCTTGACAGCATTCATGGTCATTCTTGTACGACATGACCTCTTGAATTGTTGTGCGTTGTAGTTGTATGCCTCAGCAGCAGCACGACGATAAGACATCTCAGAATCTCTGTTGTCGTCTATGTCGGCTGGCTTAGGTGGCATTGGCATCTCACATACAGGGATGAACTTACCGACCTCATAACGTCGTTCCATTAATGTCTCAGCGACATCAACGACGAACGTGTTGAGAGTGAATGCGACCTTCTGAATACGATTCAAAAAGGCGATTGGTGTTTCTCCCTGTATATGGGTCCTATCGCCTCTACGAACCATTGGATACTGCCTCATTATTTCATTGAGGAGGTAACCGCCTTGCCTTTCATTGGTCCAATCATTTGGCTCGATAAGCATCGGCCAAGCAAGCGGACTGAATAGCTCAGCAGTAGCCATCACATCGTCCTTGATCTTCACGAACTCAGGTGAAGGGATGATGTATTGAGGTGTCTTGGTTCCCTGCCTTCTGATGTCACGTAGGAACCAACCGCTCTCTTCGCAGATGCAATCGATCAACCACGTACCAAGGATGACTCTGTTGGCACGTCCCCAACACTTCCAATGGTTTATGTCATGTCGGTTCATCAGTGTGGTGATGACCTTTACTTTTTGCTGTGTACCGATTGCTCTGTGGAAATAGTTTTCCTTCAGGGTGTGTAGCAATCCAGGTACATGCTTCTCGTAATGACGCATCATGCACTCGTTCTCAATTGCTTGACCTATTGCATCAGTGATCGTCTGTACAAGTGATCCAGACTTTTTATGGCTGAACACCTTGTCAAATGTGATCTTGCAAGCAATGGCCGCGGCCACCTCTGATTCAAGATCAGCTAAGTAACGCTTGATCTCTTTAAATGCATAGCCGGTTTTACCTTGGTTTATGCGGTGACGAGTCTGATCAATACGTGTGACCACAAGAGGCAGAAGCTGCTCAATAGAAGTAACCCCGTAGACAGTTGCAGATGCATAGCTCTTTTCTTGAAGTTTGTAGGTGTTGTCGTGTAGTCGTTTGAGTCCTTGTCGTATCTGCTCCCGCTCAAGATCAACTTGAGCTTGTATTTCTGCCTTTGTTGCCAATAAATTTCAAGGTAGTGTGTTCGTTAGTCTCCCCATCAAGGAAGGCTGTTTTAAATACTTGAGTGTATAACTGGCTTTTAAAGAAAGGCCAGGGATTTTGTCCTGACCTATACCTCAAAGGTAAGTACTTTTTGAGAAGTACCTGAAACTAGCGCGTCTACCAATTCCGCCACATCCGCAGGCGAGATACACTGCAATGACTAGTGTCTTGCAATGATACAGAAATGAGATGAGTGTGGACTCTTGACCCATTTCTTCTCAATAGCGTAGCAGAACGGTAAATAGTCTAGTTAGTTAAGAGGTTATGCAGCAGCCGTAAGTCGGCTGTAAGCCTCAATGACTTGATCATCATTGATGTGTGTGTAGTACTCCATGGTGGTTTTCATGGAGGCATGGCCCATCATTTTGTGAGCCTTAGCTGGGTGCACATCGAGGTTGGCAAGCCAGGTGTTGAACGTGTGCCGCAGACAATAAGGTGTGAGCTTTTCGTCTAACTGCAAGTAATCACGAACATCGTTGAACTTGACACGGTGTGCGTCCTGAGAAGTAAACAAATCACCAAAGATTTGAATCTCAGGATCAGTGCATGATTCCAGATTCCTTGACAAGATTGGCATCAACTTGTTGTATCCATCGCTGCCGCTCGGCAGGTAGATACGACGTTTGCGATGTGTCGTCTTGAGCGTGAATCCTTCTCGTTCACCTACACCAATGAACGGAACAGGTGCATCAAGGTGAATGTCCCTCGGTGTGAGTTGACTGAATTCAGCCCAGCCCAACCCTGTCCATGCGCTAAGCATGACGGTGTCAGCCAAGCTCTCTTGGTTAAAGCAATTCTTTGCTGCTGCATAGAACTGATCAACCTGAGCAGGTGACAACGTAACCCGACCTTGTTTTGTGAAATGGATCTTGGTAAACTTAAACTTACCCTCACCAGTAATCCACTTGTGCTTGTTGTCTTGATAAGGAAGAACACCCATATCAATGCAATGGTTCAGAACTGTTTGAATGTTCTGGATGCAATGATTGATGGTCTGATCTGACAACTCACGGTAAACACGTAGTTCACCAACGTAAGTTTGAATCACGGATTTATTGAAGTCCTTGATTAGAAACCGACGACCTTGTGGGTTGTAGTTACTGAAGTGAGTTGCATAGGTGATTGCAGGTTTACTCCCCGGACGGTGAGGTTGCCATTCATCCCTGGTCTTGATCGTGAAGTCAAGTGCTTGACCCCACGTTTTTAGGTCAGTCATAAATGATGGATTTCATGGTACGTGCGAGGTCTTTACCCTCTGGTGTCAGACGCAATGCAACGCGTCTATCTCCTTTGATCTTCTCCTTGGTAATTAACCCCAGACCTTTGCTCTCAACTCCCCATCGTCCAGCCGCTAACCAATCGGTATTACGACTAGATGATGCCGTGGTCAGGTTCAGTGCTTCTTCCATCGCTTGCTTGTGACAACCGTCGTGTGAGGCGATGTATAGAAAGCAGCTAACTAGCTGACCAGGTATCTCCCGGTTCATGAGACGAAACAGGTCAAACGCTCTCTGGATCTTGTCCAGACGTCCGTCCGTGCATTGATTCCGTAGTGGATCCACGG